TGGCATAGTAATGCTGTAGCCAATCAGAAAGAATATTTAAAGTTAGAAAAGATAATAAAGAGTTTAAAATGAGTAAAGTAGTATTACCGATAAGCGGGGGAATGGATTCAACTGTTCTACTCCATAGAGCGGCAGCGGAGTTTGATGAAGTTCATTGCTTGACGTTTGATTATAATCAGAGACATTCAAAAGAGATTGAATATGCTAAGATTCAAATAGAATTAGCAAAGCAAAAAAATCCTAATATATCGCATCAGATATTGGATGTATCTTTTATTAGAGAGTTGGCGCCAACATCATCTCTTACTAATGATAATATTGAGACCCCTAATGTAAAAGATATTAGAGGTGAAGCGCAACCTAAAACATATGTGCCTAATAGAAATATGATATTTCTGTCTATATGTAGTGCTCGAGCAGAGGCAGTAGGTGCCAATGTCGTATGGCATGGAGCGGCCCAAGCCGATAGCCTGGCTGGCTACTGGGATGGCTCTCCTGAATTCCTTGATTCTATAAATAACATTTTGAATCTCAATAGAAATTCACCAGTTAGAATTGAAGCTCCTCTTATTGATATGTCTAAAGCAGATATTGTAAGGGAAGGTATCAAATATAAGGTAGATTTTAGCAATACCTGGACCTGTTATGAAGGAGGGGAACTACCCAGCGCTTCTACCGCGAGTAGTTCCTTAAGACTACAAGGGTTTATTGAGGCAGGCTATCAGGACCCGGTTAAATACGAGGAGCAAGATAGATTAGATGCTATTTACAAAGAAAAAGGCATAGGGAGAATTTTCTAACCCCCTATGCCTTTTTTTGGATTTAATAATATTACGGGTTTGCTGGTGCTGGAGCAGCACCGCCTTGATAGGCCTGTCTCATTGCTCCACCGACTCCGCCAAAAACTCCTTTATCTCTCGCGGCAGTAGCAGCTTGATCAGTATTTGTTCCGACTTGCTGTAAGTAGGTCTTCAACGTTCCGAGAGCTACCTGCTCGGGTTGCTTTTTGCCAGCAAATACTGATTTATCAAGCTCTTTCGCTCTGTTTACTAGATCTATGATTTGCTGAGCCGCCTCCGCTGCTTGAGCTATAATTTTTTTTGCCTCAGCAGCATTTGATCCGGAGGCATACATACCGGCGATATTACTACCAACCGTGTTAGCTGCAGCTCCCGCCATTTGACCAGCCGTCTTTGCTCCTTGAACTACAGCTTTACCGGCTGCCTGCGCGCCTGACGCGACGTTTTGAGCACCACGAGCAATAGTGCCCCCGACTCCTTTTGCGACATTCGCCAAGCCTCCAAATAGACCCTCTTCAACTAGATCATTATATATATCTAATATAGCATATGCCTCTGCGAGAGTATCTACATTAGGGGCATTTTTAATGAATGAATCGACTGAGGATTCGAGCATTATTTGCTTAACGTTAATAGAGTTATAACTCTCGGATAAGAGTTCCTGATCGTTGTATGAGATATATTTCATATAGTATATTTAGTTAAAAAGATTCTTAATAGTTACCCCAGCGCTCATTTTGTCTAAGATTATTTTGCATTCTCGAAGCACGCTGATTATACATCCATTGATTCATTTGCTGCGGAGACATTTTAATATCTTCGTTATTTTCTTCTTTTTCCCTCTTCATCGCTTTTTTAATAGCGCTGCCTCGCTTCTTTTCATATTCACTGAGTTCTCCATCATCATCGAGATCAGCTTCATCATCATAAGCGTCTTCATCATAATCCTCCGAGCGATCATATTCACCTTCTTCCGGAGACCTTCTCGCTCCTTCGTGTTCCTCTTCTTCACGGGCCCATCTTGGAGTATAGTCGCTATCTCCGCCATAGTCTTCATCATCTCCCGTAAACGAAGGTCTTGAAGAAGATCTAGGAGAATATCTCTCTTCATCTCCCATTTCAGGTGCGTCTGGTAATGCGCTACCGTATTCCGGATCTTCATCAGTATCTTCGGGCTCGCTCATTGGCGCTCTTCTCGCTTTCGGCGCGACAAGACCTTCAGCAGCGCCGGGCTCGTCAGGAGGGGTAATAATAGTTACTCCTCCAGTAGTATTGCCTTCCAGCCAGTCGTTTATAGTTTCTTCGACTTTATCTCGCCCGACCTTCGCTACTAACTTAGCGATTTGGGAATCTGGGTCTGCAGAAAACTCAACTGTATCTCCATACACCTCGACCTCAGAATCGCCAGCGAACGGTTTAAGAAAGTTAACAACCTTATCAGCAAAGCCAGCATTAGCGAGCTTAATTTCAAACATCGTGGTAGGGTCTTCAAAACTTGCTTTAAGCGAGCCAAACATTTCATTCTCTGCTTCGTCAAGTCCAGCAGAGAGAACGTTGAGAGCATCTGCTGCTCCCCCTGACGCCATTGATTTAAGTCGTTGTAGTTCTTCTTTTTGCCGCTTCGCCATCTCTATAGCAGCAGCATTTGCGGAATATTTTTCTCCTCTACCACGCTGACCTCTATTTGAAGATTCGACTTTAAAGAATTTTTCAAACTGCATAGCATATTGCTCATCAATATCAGCAGCAGACGATTTAATCTCCTCAGAGTGAATCTCTAAAAGCTCGAGAAATCTTAAACGTCTTTCAGCAGCATTAAAATTCTTTACAACAGAGTCTGTTTCATCTTCAGTAAAAATGCCTACATATTCGAGTAGATTACTAATAAAAATCATCGCGTCTCTCGATGGAACGGATGCTCCTTGAGACCTAAATTCTTGAGCAGTTTTACCGAACCGAGGATGGTATTTGCCTGCTTCAAATTGTTTTGCTTCTGTATAGACTTTGTAAATTGCTTCGTGCTCTTGCCAATCTTTCATGTTTATATTTATGTAAAAAGTTGATTTTTTTAGGAACAAATATACCTTTAATAGGAGATATAAATATACACGATGTGCGCTATATTTGGATCATTTAATAGGGAGATGTTTGAAATCTTGCATAACGCAAATGTTCAAAGAGGGTCTTGGAGTGGGTCTATGACTGGCATAAATGAGCCTAATAATAAGGTACCATATGTTGTAAACAGGTGGCCTGGGAGCGCTAAAATAGAAGAAAAAACTCAAAAAACAAAACATTCTATATATCTCGGTCATTTACAGGCTCCGACTGGAGCAAATAGAGTCTGGGCAGAAAATACTACTCACCCGTTTATTATAGGAGACTGGGTTATTGCGCATAATGGGGTTATTACGAATCAGGACAAGTTAGTCTTTGAGTATAATGATGGGGTTAAAGTTTCGGTTGATTCTAAACTTATACCTATATTGACAAACAGATTTGGCAGTGATGAATCAAAGTGTATAAACTCTATATCGCGAGCACTATCTTTGATAGAGGGCACTTTCTCGGTTTGGATTTATAATGATATGACTAAGAAAGTTTATATAGCAAGACAGGGCTCAACTTTATTTGCTGATAAGAAGGGAAATTTTTCATCTATCAATAGTTCCAATAAGTGGGAAGAGGTTCCGGAAGGAAAGATTTTTGAGTTGACTGCCAATGGTCTTACTCTCACTGGTCAGTTCAAGTGTAGTTCCCCGTTTTTTGTTTTATGAAAGTTAATAATATTGCTATTGTCTCCTGTAGTAAAGGGGACGAAACTACCCTTCTAAGTAAGAGTGTGGAAAAACTAACTAATCATACAGAAATATATGAGTTTAAGTCTAATAAAAAGTCTATATGTACTGTATATAATGATTTTATTGATAAAAATATAGACTATTTTCAAGATGACACTGCTATAGTGTTTGTTCATGATGATGTTTATATAAATTGTAAGGATTTACACTCTAAGTTAGAAGAAGGGTTCAAGACTTATGATGTAATAGGTGTAGCGGGAACGCTAAATGCTCAGATTAAAGAGCCTTGCTTGTGGCATATCATGGGAAATAAGCAAGACCATCGAGGAGCAGCGGCGCATCCGGTTAGTAGGGAACCGGGTTCCCTTGAGCCTTATTATATTACCTCTTTCGGTCCTATGCCGAGCAGAGCGCTACTAATAGATGGGGTGTTTATGGCTGTAAAGTCGAAGGTATTAAAGAATATCCGGTTTGATGAAACTAATCCAGCCAGATTCCATTATTATGATTTGGATTTTTCTTTAGAATGTAATAAAAACCAGTATAAAATTGGGGTTTGGGATATACCTATTATTCATATGTCGCCAGGTTTAACAAATCCAGACGAAGAGTGGCGGAAAGGTCAGGATTGGTTTATGAATAAATGGGGATAAATCTATTGATTTGTAGGAACAAATATATTATAGTTATATATGAATATATTTGTTTTGGATGATGACCCTAAAAAGGCTGCGCATCTAATGTGCGATAAGCATATTAGGTCAAAGATGATTATCGAGTCTGGTCAAATGCTCGCTTATTGTTTTACGCAGGAACAACTCGAACAACCAGATTGCCCGCGCACTGCTACTGGGCAGCCACGCAAACAAGCAAAAAGGCATAGAAATCACCCTTGCTCTAAATGGGTAGTAAAATCTAAATCAAATATGAAATGGCTTATTGACCATGCTCTGGGAATGTGCGAGGAGAGATTGAGAAGATGGCCTGGTAAAGAGCATTTTACTAAATCTTTTATCGAGTGGTGCGATGATAATATTAATATATCTCATATACCAGATGGCGAACTTACATCGTTCGCTGTTGCTATATCAGATACTATGAACTGTAGAAAAGTAAAAGGGTTTGAAAGCCTTTCTACTATTGAAAAGTATAAACTATACTATAAGTTAGATAAGCTGTTTGCTGTGTGGAGTTACCCTACGGATTAACCTTCACCGTACGGTGCACTTTATATGAAACTCGACCATTCCTTTATGGAGAAGATTATTCTTTTCCATTGTCTTACTAATGAGGCATATTTAACCTCTGTTATTGACTTTTTAACCCCTGACCTCTTTGACAATAAAAATAATCGCGATATTATTGATATTATTTCTAACTTCCATGATAGAAATAAAACTTGCCCGAATATTACAGAAGTAAAAGCGCTTTTAACTACAGATGAGTTAAAAAGTTCCTTTAAAAAGGTGGTAGAGGAGTTTACTCATCTTGATAAAAAATATAATGCGGAAGAGTTAGAAAGAAATACCGAGCAGTTTATAAAAGAGAAGGGAGTCTATAATACCCTTCTTGAAACTGCTAAAATGGTTAGCGAGGGCGGCGCTGATACAGAACTTATTCTCAATAAATTTGAGAAAGCATGTAATATTAACCTAACTACCGACCATGGTATTGAGTTATATAGCGATATTGACCGTATTGTCGATGATTTAAATAAAACTGACCCGGTTATTTCATCTGGTTGGGAATGGATGGACAAAATTCTCGGAGGAGGGTTTAAAAGAGATGGTAGAGCCATTTATATCTATGCTGGTAGACCGAATGTTGGTAAGAGTATCTTTTTGGGTAATATAGCAAATAATATATCCGCTTCAGGTCATAATGTTTTGGTTATATCTCTTGAAATGTCTGAGATGGTGTATGCTCGACGCTTGTGTTCTAATGCTACAGCAATCCCTCTATCTGAACTTCAATTCTCGAGCGAGACTTTGAGGAGGGATATGCTAAAAATCAAGGCAAACAATCCTAAGCGTAGAATATACATTAAAGAGTTTCCTCCTTCTACGATTACCCCTAAGCAGATATCAGGGTTTATCAAAAAACTCCATAATAGTGGTATCAAGTTTGATGCTATTGTTATTGATTACTTAAACTTGCTGAACTCACCTGCGGGAGCTAACCTATATGAGCGGGTAAAATATATTACAGAGCAACTTCGCGCTATGACGTATATATTTAACTGCCCTATTATTACAGCAACGCAGTTGAATCGTGGTAGCTTTAATGAAGCGAGCCCTGGGCTTGATGGCTTGTCAGAATCTGTAGGGGTTGCGGCTACTGCTGACTTTATTATGGGTCTCTGGCAGGATGATGAAGACATCGAGTTTCAAACTATCCATGCTGGTATAATGAAGAACCGATTTGGTAGAGCGGTCGGGACGAAGCGGTTTGGTATTGATTATACAACTCTTACTCTTAGTGAGTTTGATGAAGAGACTATCTCCAATACTGACGAAGCAAATGAGGTTTATAATACTCTCAGAATGTTAACCGATAGTTGACATATATTATAAGAATACTATATAAATATAGTATTATGAGTTTATTTTCTTGGGTTGATGCTGACCTGGATGGAGCGGGATCGAATCTCGCTCTTTCCTGGGTGTTTGGTAGGCAGATACCTGTGCGCGCTACTACGCCTAAGAAATTTAGAAACGACTTTAGCAGTTGGTATATTCAAAACCAGAATAACTATAAAACTATTTTTATCTGCGACATTGATGTTAGTCAACATTTAGATATAGTTGATAAGAAAAATATAGTTATTATTGATCATCATGAAAGTCATTTACTCAATAAAAGTAAATACCAGTTTGCTAAAGTATTAGTAAAGCCTCATACGTCTTGCACCAAACTTATAATAGATACTTATAAGGATAAGGCAAAACTAATAAAAGAGCAGCAGTTGCTGGTCAATCTGATTGATGATTATGATTCATATACTTTAAAATATCCATTCACGCTGGATTTGAATAGACTGTTCTGGGGTCTTACTGGAGATAGGATTCAAAAAATGTATGACTCGTTCTATAACGGGTTTAAAGGCTTTAATGCTCAGCAAAAAAGTATTATAAACATTTACAACAGAAAACTACAGCAAACAGTCGCGGATTTAGATATACATATAGGGGAAATAAGTATATCCGGTCAAAAGAGAAAGATTGTATCTACTATTGCTGATTTCGCTATCAATGATGTAGCAAAGACTATCATTGATATGTATGATGCGGATATAGGCATTGTTGTAAATGTAAATTCCGGGTCTGTGTCATTTAGACGTTCTTCTAAATGTAGTCTTTCAATGTCTGAGTTAGCAAAAAAGATTGCTAACGGAGGCGGTCATAGCGCCGCTGCGGGAGGGACTATAACAGATACATTTTTAAACTTTACCAAATCGCTCAATAAATTATGATTAGCAGAAATGAATTTAACCCCATCGAGAATATCAATTTTATTGAGAGCGACCATTTGTTGCTTTGCTTTTGTAGTCTTATTTGTTTAATACAGAATAAAAAGTTGAATCTTCCAAATATTTTCTTATTGTTATTGGATAACAAAAACTATAGAAATCTTTTTAAGAATATGACAGGAATCGATAGCGATTACGAAATATTTTTGAGATTTATACAGTATGACCCGACTCTAAGCAAGAGTAAGTATATTTCGAAGTATTTAAATAAATGTCCGCAGTCGAAAATCTTAAAATAACTGATTTTGAGAAGCAAATCTATAATCAGTATCTTATAGCACTAAGAACATCGCAAGACAAACCTTTTAAGATAAGGAAAAATTTTGATAGTTTCTCGCAAGAGAATATCGCTATCTGTAAAAAAATTGCCTATAAACTTCAGGCATATCCTAATATAAACATAAAGGATTTTTTTAACTCGCCATATTTTGAAGACAAGGCGGCGAGAATTGACTTAAAATTCTACGCTTCACCGAAAGCAATATCTTCATATACCAGATATATGAAGCACATTGAGTCGCTCGATCCGGATGACATAGAGTCTCTCACAAGGGCAAAAGATAGTCTGCTGTTTATAAAAAGATATTGCGACAAAAACAAAATATCAATAGATGATTATTTTTGCGAAAAGCAAGAATCGCAATATATTTGTATACTTCATCTTAAAGATAGAAAAACTTGGCTCTACCCGCTTTTAGATTTTAGAGGGTTTGATAGAGCGATACTTTTATGCGATAAAGATATTGTCCGGCTCATGAATGGGGACAATTTCTTTGATAAAATAGATTTTGCGCGAAATAGGTATATTAGGTCATCCAAATGTAAACTATTAGTCCAAAAAATAAAAAATAAGTTGAAAATAATAGAGAAATAAATTATAGTGTTATATATGAAGAAATTCAATCCATCCATGTTTGATAGTATTAAAGGTGCTCTTTCTAACCAAGAGCAAAGAACAAGTCTGAGCAACATCCTTTCGATGGAGCCAGGTAATACTTATACAGTGAGGCTCCTTCCCGATATGGAGAAGCCTGATAAAACTTTCTTTCACTACTTTATTGTAGGGTGGGAATCGTTTGCTACTGGTCAGTATGTTCAAGCGGTATCTCCGCAAACGTTTGGCGAGCGCGATCCCATCATTGAAGCGCGATATCGCATTTATAAGCACGGCTCGGACTTCGAGAAAGAGCGTATCAAGGCTGTTAAGAAGAATGAGAAGTGGCTTGTTAATGCCTATATTGTTGATGATAGTAAGAATCCTGAAAATAATGGTCAGGTAAAGATTATTCGTTATGGCAAGCAACTCGAAAAGATTATTCGTCGAGCGATTGATGGCGAAGATAGTGAAGAGTTCGGTGCAAGAATCTTCGACCTTGGGTCGAATGGGGTAAATCTTAAAATTGAAGTTGAATCGCAAGGAGAGTATCCGACTTATGTTTCCTCGAGATTTACTACTCATAAGTCTGACCTTGGTCTTTCGGAGAATCAAGTATCTGATATCTATTCTAAAGTGTTTGACCTTGAAAGTGTTTTCCAGATTAAATCTTACGATGAACTTCAGGCGATGTTTGATGAGCATTTTGTTGCGAATACCGTCTCTTCTACAAAGACTGTAGAGTCGAGACCGGAAGCAAGACAGGAATCGAGGCCTGTAGCAAAGGTTGAAGAGACTGTTTCGTCTACCTATGATGATGACGATGATCCGATTGTGGCAGAACTTCTTGCTGGTATCGGAGAAGACTAATATGGAAAATTCACCTGAAATTAAAAACGTTCTTGCTAACTTCCTTGGATTTGCGATGAGTAAATCCAAGGAGTTGGATAGCGCGATTGTGCCGGGCAGCGCGGTTTCTAAAAATGGTACTAATATTGACTATTTGATTTCGAAAGCCGCTACAGAGGTCGAGCAGAAGTTTGGCAATCAGCCTCAGCATACACCGACTGCGAGAGCCGAGCCTTTTGATATTGCTTCGACTCTCATTCCTATGCCAAGCGATATGCCGATGGCTCAAATGCCTGTAATTCAAGCGCCTGTGGTTCAAGCGCCTGTTCCGGTCGATGATGGTCAACTCGAGTTTAACTTTATTGAGCCAAATAGCCAGACGAAGTTGATACTCGATGAGATTAAACTACTTAATAGTAGGGTCAATAGTATTATCAGGCTTTTAGAGGATAAACAAGTTCCTGCGAAAAAGCCTTCTAATAGAAAGACCGCAAAGAATCAATGAATTTATTACTCAATGATAAGATAGGGTTTATTACTAACTTCTTAAAACCTATCAACAGGTTTTCTGAGACTGCTATCTTAAACATAGCAGGTAATAAAATTACATCTCTAGTATCCTCTGCGGACAATACTACTATTTTATATGCTCAATACCTTCTTGACAAACAATATGATGAGCCCAAGACTCTCAATATACCTAATATCGATAAGTTTATTAATTCCCTAAAAGTAATTGATGACAACAATATTGACTTGATACTAAACTCAAATAATATTCAATATAAAACTTCGACTCTTAAGTTTAAATTCCATCTTTATGAGGATGGAATTTTGTCTTCGCCGAAGATCAATATTGACAAAGTAAATTCCTTTAAGAATGATGTCAATTTTAATATTGAGAGTAGTGTATTGAATAGATTGATTAAGAGTTCGTTAATTACTCCGGAGATTAATAAGGTCTATCTTTATTCTGAAGATAATAAGATACACGCAGAACTAACCGACAGAACTGTTAGTAATAGCGATATGTTTTCATTTTGTCTTGTAGAAGATTATGATGGACCTTCTCTGGCTCAACCCATACCTCTTATGTTAGACCCTATCAGAGCGCTGAGTTCTTTAAATGCCAGTGCGAGTGTTGGTATTAACAATGAGTATGGTATTGCTCAATTTAAGATTCATACAAATCAGTCGATTTTACACTATATTATTACATCTTTAGTATCATGAACGAAGAAAAAAAGCGAAAAAACAATTTATATACTCTCGGATATTTCCTGAAAAGGCTGAGAGATTGTAATTTTATTACTCTTAAAGTTTTTAATGGGTATAAACAAGGAGATATTCGTAAATGGACTATACTTGTTGACCCAGGAGATACGAGCGTTTATATAACCTGTCTGTTTAGCAACGACACAAAGGAATTTATGTTTCATTTAGATGATGGGGGTAAATTATTTCCTAAAAACTTCTATATGAAGACAAACTCTATAGAAATTATAGTCGAAAAGTTAATTACACAAGGAGTATCGCAAGCGCTTGAGGGCAGTGAATATAAGAAAGAAGCCGCATGACCGATATTGAATCGCTTTCTGGGTTTGACGAGGAGTCTGAGTTTATTGGTTCAGATTTTAGCGATACTTTCTTTGAAAGATTACTCACTAAGGCTCTAAAGGAGCACTCTACAACTAAGAAGTATTCAAACGAATGTAAATCTGCTATAGTAGACACGGTAGGTGAATTCTTACCGTGTTTTATTATTTTAGGATTTGATTACAACGGGGAAGCAATTGAAATAGTTAAGGGTAAAACCGATCAAGAGAAGGAATCGCTAGGAATGAGATTACAAAAATTCGCCCCCGCTTATTTTAGTAAACAGTTTAAGTCCAGCGAAGATGATTTTTAAGAAACGTAAGATATTTGCTGTCCAGACCGGGGCATATGCCGGTGAAATGTGGATATTCTGTAAAAAGGCAGGCGATGAATATCAATTTTTATCTATTCCTATAATGGAGAATAGATGTATCAAAAAGGAACTGTTTTATAATGGTTTAGAAGGCGGAGCTCTAAAGTTCGTAGAGAAAATACCAAGATATGTTTATAATATTGCGGTAAAACAATTCAAGCAAAATGAAAAAACACCTAATAATTGATGGGAATAATTTAGTCCATCGAGCATATTGGATTTCCAATAATAATGACGCCGCTGACCATGTATTTATTACGCTACGCTCCTTAAAATCTTATGTAGAGCAGTTTAAACCTGATGAAATCTGGTGCGCTTGGGATATGAGACTATCCAAAGAGCCAGCACTAAGAAAGAAACTTGATGAGAGCTATAAGCAGACAAGAGATACTGAATACAATCAACAAGTCCATACTGAGACGGATTTGATTGTAGAATGCTTCGGCAAACTCGGGGTTAAAAATATATTCCCGACGAAAGGTGAAGCAGATGATATTATTTTTTGGCTTACCAAGGAAAAAGAGGGTAAGAAGACGATTGTTTCAGCGGATACTGATTTTTATCAATTGATAAGCGATGACACAAGCGTTTATAGCCCTACTAAGAAGATTCTATATGATAGGCAGGTATTCACAGAGACGTTTGGGTTTGCTCCCGAAAATTACCCGCTCTATAAGTCTATAACTGGGGATAAGGCTGATAATATTATCGGCTTGGACAAAATGGGCCCAAAAAGAGCATTACAGATTATTAAAGGAAATACTATGCTTACAGAGGAGCAAAGTAAGCAAATTTCTGAAAATATGAAACTTATCGACTTGAATAATGTAGGGAGCCCGGAGTGGGATCAAGAATATGAGACCTATAAGCGTCAATCATCAAATACTTTGCCGATTGACTTTGATGGATTTCTAAAGATATGCGAAGAGCGTGGGTTTAGAACTATTATCAACCAGCAAACTATCTGGCACAAGGCATTTTGTATTAAAAGTGTGATGGCGAATATTATTTCAGAATTATTTAGCAGTTAGACTAAATAATATCATGGAACAATTCGTTAGACCGATAAATATACCCTCGCCTATCAGCGGGCAACCAGTAGCCCCTCGTTTAATCGAGAGAGATCACGGGGACAGGATAGTTGTTGAAGCGCACTGGATAGACCCTGCTTCTGGAGCGTTTATTCGCAAAGGTATTGTCGAAATCCGCGAAAAATAAAGGAAGATTCTAAATAAAATTTATTTTGCGTAAAATGAAGAGGTTATTTTCTGAAGCAAAGGATGAAAGACCGGGAATGCGTTATAAGCGTACTCGAGAAATGGGAGCTCCGGAGGGAATGTCAAGTTCCCCGATAGGTAAGGATTATTTTAATCCTGAGGTATATAAGCCTCGCACTGATGGACCGAAGGATGTTCGCAGCGCTGGGGTATCTGGGACTAAAAAAACTTTATCTTTCGCTCTTGATATTGTAGCGAAAGACCCTAATTTTAGAGATAGGTTTAATGGGGTTATTGCTCCTCATTTCCAGTTAGCGAGTGATTTGAGAGTCGAACTTAAAAGACTCGAAGGAATATTAGAGCAACTTGGTCGTTTAGAAAAAACTAAAGCGAGGCTTGAACGAGAGAAGACCCCTGACTTAGATAAAATAGAGAAGGTTGATGAACAAATAGATAAGTTGACAGAGATCGCCCAAGAGCATGAAATAGAAATCAAGCGTCTTGATGAGGAAATAGAGCAGAATATAAATGACCGGTCTTCTCTTGAGGAGATGACCAATATTATTAAAGGTGCTGCCGAATCGTTGGGAGACTCGATGAGTGATAAAACAAAGCAGCAACTGGCTAATAATACGTTAAAAAGTCTTGCTGATCTCAACTTGAATATTGTTGATGATGACCCAGAGCTGAGATTATTCTTAAAGGAGATAATCTTAAATCCTGAATCATTTGACCCTCTCGAGAAACTCTATGAGTTAGTATTGGGTCAAAGAAAAGATGCTAAAGATAGAGGGACTGGATATTACTTCATAAACCCTATGTTTATGATAGGGACTATGTTTAAGACCGCTCTTGATAAATCTCTTAGAGCGCCTAAAAAACCTACTGTAAATCCTCATGTAATGAGAAAGGCTGCTAAGTCTGCTATTGGCGCCGGTCTATCTGGTGTTGTAGATAAGATTAAAAAGGATTTACAGCCGTTAATGAGCAAACTTTACGACTATGAAGATTTAGATGATAGAGACCGGGAAAGGGTTGACTCTAAACTTCAGTTCCTAAAGGATGAAATTAGAGGATACGCTGGCGATGCTGACCCGGGAAAGGTATCCAAGATTATAGGTCTTATAGACGACCTCAAGACGGGAGATGCTACAGAGCGAGATGTTGTTGCTGCTCTTTATACTATAAGAGAAGGCTATACATTCCGTTATGATGTGATTGTAGAAAATCTGCTAAGAAAATACAGATAATCACTTGATTGCTTCTAAAGCAATTTTAGCCCCTATACCCTTATATGAATTGTCCGTGATGAATTTCGCGGATATTTCATTTATATCAAACTTCATTATAAGGTCATTAAAATCCTTATATTTTCGACCTATCTTCTCTGGCCATATAAAGACAGTTTCATTCTGGTCAGCAAGAATCTTAGACTTAGACCTACTCGCATTATCAATCCATTGAGAGTCTAAAACCCATATTTTCTTGTATAACGTAAGAGAGGCAAGTTGCTCCAATTGCTTGAGAGTAAAAGATTGCTGGGATTTCTCTTGAATACCCGCAACCGCTACCCCATTCTTCACAAAGAAACTATTTATAGGTCCTTCAAATATAAATACATTATCAAGAGAAGGGTCTATATTGTCAAACCCGTACAGACTCTTAGTGCTGTTAATCTTTGATATATATTTCGACTTATTATCGTTATAAAGAATAGTGCGAGATTGATAAAAGACTACTTCGCCATTTTCATAGAACGGTATTACCAATCTATTCTTATGGATAGGGTCGTTCAATGATATAAATAGTGCTTTAGGTCTATTGATAGCGGTATCGAGTTTTCTCTTCTTGATTAACTCAACTGCCTTTTGAACTACTTTGTGATCTTTAAAGAAATCAAGTTGGGTACTATCAAATAGATTGATACAATCCTTAGGTAGGTCGGGAGTAATAATAGTATCTTGCTTTACTACATCCCTTTCAATATAGTTTTCAATATCAATATCGAAGTTTTTAAGTTCATCGATAATGGTAGTGAAGTTAGACCCGCTAACTTCTTTAATCCAGTTTATAGGCGTAGATGACCAACCGCAGTTGTGGCAATATACGTTATTTTTAGATGGTATGAAGTAGCATCTTTGCTTTCTACCAGCAGACTTGCCTTCTCTACAGATAGGGCATCCACATTGATAAGAGTCGTTAAACTTATTATACTTCGACTCTATACCGTATTGAAAAAACTTATATACGGTATACTCTCTCGGTATATCAATCATAATATAGTATAGTACCGAATTTTAAAAAATCAATTTTAAATTGTTTTTATATATTTGCCTCTATTATTAAAAAGTATAATTTGATGATTATACCCAGCTTTTCGGGCTTCTTGTTGCTTTAAAAAATTTATTTTTCGGCGTCTACCTAAAGTATATTCGCTTTTTACCTCAATGAGCAAATTTAATTTTGGTATAAAAATGTCTGGGAAATAGCAATGAGATTTTTCGTCTATTGTATATTTTATGGTAGGTATTTTAGTTGGCTGCCGACTGCCCGCGCATATATCCTTTGGATTAATTCCGTTTTTCTCTACGAGATATTCTATACATTGCGGTTCGTATCCTTGGATATTGTCAAATGTCGTATCGCGTATAGTATAACTTCTATATCGAAACCCCGATTTCATCGCTTTATCGAAAAATGACTGATTTTGCATAGGGTTCCGCACGCCATATTTTTCAATGTTACTTTTTTCTTTTGAGAGTTTGGTCGTTTCTAAGTTAGCGGCTTCTTTTTGATCTCGTATTTTTGCACCATTTTTAACTAACACATTCTTTACAGTAACATGCGATATATTATACATTGCTCCAATTTTGGTTGGTGATATTCCTTCATTGTATAGAGAGATTATATTAGCTATTGATTCTGGATCTTTAATTTTTGTTCGCGACTTTGAATAATTTTCTCCACATATTTTTGAGTTTCTAGCTTCTTTGGGATTTCTAAGCGCTATATTATTTCTCTTTAGTATATTTTTAATAGCTCCCTCTTGCCCAGCATTGTATTTCTTGGCTAATGTTAATACCCCTGCCCCATCATTATACTCCTGTATAATGGTTCTTTCTATATTAGGAATATCTTTTAGTCGCTTAGATTTGGTAAAGAAAATTATATCCATACAGATATTTAGTAGAAGCTCCACCAAACATCACACGGCTAAGTATTTTTATATGATTGCGAACTTCTTTAATATCAACAAGTTCGCATAGCAGCTATACGAACTTATACTTAGCATCATCGGAGGAAGCAAGGTAGCCTCTAAGAATCTCTTTCAAGCCTGCTACTTCCATCGATACCCGCGATATCTTCTTCATCTCAGAGGAGCGAATCTTATCGAGAATGGTATCAGGGACTGCGTTTTTAAGTTGAGATTGAACGGACGCTCCTTCAGTGCCGTTAAGAAACTCAACAAATTCTTCTAATGTGGTAATCCAGGTCGTAAGGGCCTGTTTCATTGCTTGATTATTCTTTGCAACCGCAGCGGCTACTTCAGCGCTCGCCCCGGGAGCAGCACCTAACTGACTCGCGTCCGTTCCAGGCTCAAGGGTCGATTGCATTGCCGCGGCTTCTGCTTCTGGGTCTATTTCGCCTCCAAGGTCTTGTTCAAGATTAAGTCTAAAAACATTCTTGTAAATATTACTCATACCATTATTTATATCTTTTTTATTTATTTACTCGCTTTTTCCCATAAATAATGTATATGGATAATACTATTTCCAATCAAAATAGAAATACTACCGGCGTGGGTAAAGGTGGTTCAGTCAGTGATGAGATGAAGTTTAGACTTCCTTCAGGCAGCGAAATTGATAGGAATAAGCAAAAACAAAATAAAAATTTCCAATCACCCCCGACATTGCCTCATGAAATAAATAGTATTATACCGCGGTTGGGCGATATTTTTAGCAGCATATTGGAAATTAAAATGATGTTTCAAAATGTAAAGAACAATCCCGCTGTTAAGAGTTCGCAATATAAGATTATTGAAGAGATATTAGAAAGTCTTGATACTATTAATATGACGGTTGCGGATGTTTCTGCAAAATTAGATGATTTGGCGTTGAAAGATTGAAAAAGTAGATTATATTATATAATCTATGGCTCCCATTTTTTATATAATTAAATCTATCCTTATTACCGCCGCTATAAGTACTATTATCGCCTTAGTGTTTTTAAGCCATTTCTGGCAAGCGTTTGCTATATCAGCCGCGCTACAAGTAATAATATTCTATATTATAAATACCATACGAGATGTCTCTATTCAAAAATTAGAGAATCAACGCATAGCGGAATATAGCAAGCAAGGTCTGCTACTGAAGTGTCCATGTTATAAGCAGAATGAGGAATTCGTGCCTATTGTTCTAAACGAAAACAATAACTATAACTGCGAAGTATGTAATAAACCGGTCGCAGTTAGTATTGAAACTACCACTCTCGCAGCAACGGTTCCTGTGGATATAGAAAATTCTCAAGAAAAAATCTCTCAAATTTATAATAAAATAACAAATGGAAACTGATATCACTAAATCGACTTTATATAAGGAAGCAACAGACGTATCGCCAACAAGTCTATCCTCCCCTGAAAGAGTAAAGCAGACCCTTCAGGAAATATCAAATAGTCTCGACGATACAATAGACAAAGATTCTGCCCACTATTCTATACACTCGCTTGGTAAAATGTATAGAAATAGTATGGGCAAGAATGTTAAATCAACCCATATACTGCTACATTTTTTTGATTGTTATTATCAATTACTACATAAGGAACTCGGATATAATAATAGTATAGAGAAAACCGATATATTAAAAAAGAGCATGCTAACCATAAACAATACTCTTGAAATTCTTGAAAGATTAGGATATGAGTGCGATGGTGAGCGATTTAAGACTCTTTTAAGAGCCTTTAGTATTTAATTATGATAAAAAACAAAAAAACAGGAAAGAAGTGGGAAGACATGTCAGTTGATGAGCAAGCGCGTTGGTTGTGTTTGCTTCAAGCAGTCAATGTATCTGCTGATTTCGCAGAGAAGCGAGGTATCAATACTGATAAATCATATGAATGGATAAAGCCCTGCGCATATTCTTCCTATATTAACGAAATGCTGCCGTCAATGAGGCTACGGATTCAGCAAGAGCGAGACGGCGCAGTGTTTAATGATTAAGCGGGTATAATGACGTCAAATCTTGCCGTGGCTACGGACTGACCGGGCCCAAAATAGGAGTTACTGCTACTATCTAAGCATGAACTGTCAACATTGTCTATAGTTTGAGTATTGACGTTAACGTAATCAGGAATAATACTCGAGTTCTTGTTAAAGATAAGCCGTATTATTGCTTTGCCGTTAACTTGAGCTAATACTATATCATCTATAAAATTATCCTGAATCCCATAGGACCTAGCAGATCCAATAATATCGTTAATTAACTGAGTTGTAGATATTTGGTTAGTATTAAATATATCAACTGTTTGAGCGGATGTTGTATTACTTACTGTTTGTAGTTCACTAATAATAGCATCCGCGCTATATGTATAGTTTGATCTGTTTGGCGAATAATATACCCCGGCAATTGAATCTTTCCCGATTCCAGCCAGTATATTGTTCGACCTTAATTCAAAAATAAGAGCATTTTCAACAGTAAAGGGAGAGCCAGTACAACTAGTGCCTAATTCTTCAAAAGAATTAGGAAATATTCCAACGTTCGAACTAACATAATTACTATAGTATCCACTTAGATAGTTATTTGTATCAATAACTGTCCAGGAAGGTATAATAGCATCAATATGAGGCCTCGTTTCAATGCCAGCAGTGGAGGATGTTGTATTTGTAATAGTTATATTAGACGTAGTGTTCGTCAATATAGGCCTATTTGGTCCCCAGGTATGATAAACATTGAATTGTAGTTCGCTTTCGGTAATATCCCCTATCGTAGAAGAAATGCTTCTTGTGATAGAGCCATTAGTTGGAGACAGAGGTACTATATCGTTAAGGGTGCCTGTATATACTATAGGCTCGGCTAACTGGGAATCAGCGTTTAGTTCAATAGCCCACAAGCCGGGGGTATTATAGCCAGAAAGCAATATGGTATCAGTTATAAGTAGGTTTTTGATTGACCCATGGCCGGTAGCGCTATTAAATTTGTATATACTAACAGCGGTATTAGGTGATATGAGATTAGTAGTCGATTTTACATATGAGTTATATGGCAGTGTTGTGCTATAGAGAAGTTCTTCCGCGGTAGCAGGAGATACAGAGCACGTCGTGGGCATATCAAAATTCCTTAATGTATACATATAGGTTTCTTGATTGTAAATCTTATCTTTAACTGATAAAAGAGCGATTTGAGCATCTATATCGAATGAAATACCTTCACGAGGTACTACTTCGACACGAGCAAATGGGTATTCGACAGTGCTCAAGCTGGAGACTACGGAAATAAAGGTATTATTTGAAAAAGTAGCTGCTTTCCATACATTATTAAAGGATATAGATGTTGAAGGGAACCAGTTTATACCATCGCTTGAATATATTGCTCTTGGCTGAATTTCGCTCTCCCCTACCGCTACAAATACCCCATTGCCGTATGTAACGCCGTGCCAAGATGCGGTATATGGCGAGCGAGCGGGATACCATTTGGTAATGTCCCCGCCAGAGGCGTACATAATGGGGGAATATGTAGCATTCCTACTTACTGCGACATACAAGTCCTTTTCGAAGCTATATGCTATATCACACCACTCGTTTAGAGCGGGAGCTGCAGCGGATAGCCAAGTAGTTCCATTAGTTGAATATGCTATTCTATATGTACCGGAATCAGCAACTGCAACATAATAATTTCCTCCATATTCAATAGCAGACCAGTTAATAGAATTGGTTATACTACTACTAACCACAGACCAGTTAGTAGTATCTGAAGATTTCATTACTCTATATGTTCCTGTGTTTGCTACTGCTACAAATAACGGGGAATTTGAGGGCTTGCCAAAACTAATACCGGTCCAGTTTATATTATCAGCGGGAGTACCTGTAAGCCATACAGTGCCTGTGTCACTTGTGTAAAGAGCACTTAATCCAACCGCTACATATTTATCTACAGATATTCCCGACCCATCTACTATGCTACCGTACGCTACATCATTTAAAGGTTTATTTAATGAATACGTCGCGTCTGCGGGAGCAGTAGCAGATAACCAACTTTGACCAGAATCGGTAGAATAAACTATATTTGATAAAGCGGAATTAGGAGCATTACTCGCTGACGCTACAGCAACTACTGTAGTATTGTTTGACTCTATATTAGTCCAATACTTATCGTCTATAGTAGAGGAAACAGAAGTCCATACTAATGGTAACTGCTCATTTTCAAAATTATCTGATTCCCCTAAAACTTTTCTGGCATAAAATAATTTCAAAGTAGTATCGTAAGATGCGCAGGTATGCTGTACTTGAACATTATATGTAAATTCAATACCGTCCCCTGCCTGGAGGGTTATGGGAGAAAAAACCTGTCTTGCAAAGGCATCCGTATTAGGTCCCGGCTTAATAACAAATTCTTTTAGAATAGTAGGAGACGATGTAGTTTTGGTCCTAAAGAACGCAGTATAGCTAGAAGTAGAATCTTCAGATACAAACCCCCCAGTGAGATAGAGAGCAGATAGGTCGTTAAATATACTGGAATTATTAAATGATGCTCCTTTAAGTTTTGTATCTTCTGGAGCTGCTGGGATATTTGAGTTACCTATATCCAGAATTCTCATTACCTCGGGAACTGAAAAAGTATATAGATGCTTGAGACCAGAATCTACGATGAGATTTTTCTTGATAGGGGATTCATATATGATATTGTCAGGATTTTCTCTATATATTTTATAACTAAAATATCCCGCTATATCTGTTCTTAAGGTAATGTCCATTATATAGTATATTTATGCTTCTAGTCCAATACAATAGCCCAGCTACTATCGCAGAAGACAGTAATTGATCGATTCCCGAAAACCTCATTAACGGCTTTATAGACCCCAGGCCATGCTTTTTCACTATAGTCATGTCCCGATATTATACCACCCGGTTTTACTATTTTAGACCATTTGTTAATATCATCTATAACATAATCATATTCATGGCATGCATCAATGTAAATTATATCCACCAATCCATTATCCCAACCAATAACCGCGTCTGAAGACGTTTTTCTTACAGGCACAATAATATTCGGATATATACTAGAAGTATTACTTATAAAAATGTCATATATTTCTTTATTCGACCATTTATCTACAGCCCATATAGTATTAAATAATTTAGAACCAGCAAATAGACAAGTGCTTTCTCCTATATAAGATCCAATCTCAACCATCTTTAGATTACCATTAGGGAATCTATCTCTAATAAATCTATTACATAAATTTAGAATACCACACACAGGGGCCCAATTATGTGTGGCCCATTTTGGGTTGAATCTTACTGTATTCATTGTGTTTGAAGGTTTATTAGATAGAGTAATCCGCTTTATATGGTTTTAATGCAATGTATATATTTATTTGTATTTTTGTAGAATTCTCTGTTTTATATTTGTTGTAGATATATGTTTAGTATATGGTAGATAAACTAATTCGATGTTTTTTTCTTCGAGCCATGTCTTGCTAAATCCCATCTGCGAATAATAATCTTTACAGAGCCAATCATCCCCTATTGCTATAATATTTGGGGCAACGCTTTCAATAGCTATTTTAGAATCTTCATTGCCTGTGTTTGTAATTATCTGCGAAACATACCTACATTGTTCAAGAGATTGCCATCTCTCATCAAAGCTTAAAATAGGAGAAGACTTATATTTCAACACAAATTCATCTGTATTTAAGGATACTATTACATTAGGGGTAATATCATAACATTGTTTAAGAAATTTAGCATGGCCATAGTGGAAGAGATCAAATGTGCCCCCTGTGTATAAAACTATATTACTCATAAATATATTTATGAGTAGATTGTTAATTTGTACAGTAGGGTCAATTAGACCTAACTGGACAACTGCGCTGGAATCATTAAGAACTATAGTAGATTCTTTTGACGAGGTTGATATACAAATAATTGTAAATGATCAAGCAGAAATTTATCCTCCCTGGGTATTAGCCCCGGGGTGGAATATATCTCCCGATGACTACAGATTTAATAGAACATTTTCCCCAGATATAAGAGAAAAATGCAAACAAATTAATAATTTTATCGCGACCAATAAAATTTTTATACCAAATTGTATGAAAAAATCGATAAATATATTAATCGATCGGGAATATATCTATAATACTATTGAGGCTTCTCATTTAAATTTTAAAAATATAAATATTAACATAGTAAACGATCAAAATAAATCTAATTTATTATCGATGATAAATAAATTTTCGTTAGTAGAAATACCAGATAATTACGACTTAGTTTTAAGAATACGCCCAGATTATATATATACTATCCCTAAATTTCAATTAAATTCATACACGAATAAGGAAGGGGTATGTGTAGATTATCTTTCATATGGAGGCGACAAATATAATAAAGATTTATCATTAAATTGGGCCGGGGATGGTGTCGCTATAGGACCTCCTGATATGATGAAACTATATTTTCAATTATCAACCCATATTAATAATAAAAAGGGGATACCTCATCATTGTATTCATTATTTTTTATATGATTATTGTTTATCTAAAAGTATACAGCTGTATACTTCAGAAAATTTAAAGATAAAAGCAACCAATTTTTATATAGATCAGCATTATATAGATACTCTATTACCGATATTTTTAGGAAAATTTTACAATATAATAAAGAGCAGTCGTTCGCTTTAATTTAAATATTTTTTTCATTATACCAACTCAGTAATTCATCATAATTACTAATATATTGGGAGTTGTTTTTTATTTTTTGTTTACGATTAATTGCATTATTAAAAATGTCTTTATATGTAATATTTAAATCTATATCAAAAAAATTGCCGTTTTTATCGCACAAATTATCATAATCTACAGTTTTATATTTTTTATTATACATTTTAAGCATGTTAATAGATTCGGGTAAGTGGATATAATGATATGTATACCATATTTGGTAAAAATGATTAAATTCTTCTATTTTTACTTTTAATGTGGTTTGGTATTCTTTATTTTGCCAATTATTTTCCGTCCATGATAAAACAAAACTTATAAACCAATCAATAAAATTAAATCTTGTTGTAATTATTACTCTAGCAGAGTGTTTAATTAATTCTTTTTTTATTTTAAGTCTATACTCTTCTTGAGATATGTTAAATACGCTCGCGCATTCGCTTTGAGTATCTAAATGCTTGATGCAACAATTATGCTTATCGGTAAAAAATTTTAAATATTTATCTAAATTAAAGTTCTCAAAGTTTAAATATGTACGATCGCGAATACCGTTGGTATGGAATGGCTCGCCATAGGGGATTAACATATTTATTTTACATATAGAATGGAGAAGAAGATTAGTACCGCTTCGCTCTATACCTAAGATGAGCAATTTTTCGTTAAATGCCGATGTGTAGTAATCTCTTAAGTGTTGGTGCAAATCGGTATATATGCCCCCAAATTCTTCCTCATATACTTTAATATTATTAAGAGTTCTACTACATTCTAATTTTTCTTTGTAATTTCCTCTTGGGTGATATAGATGAATTCCTGCCTGATTTATAATATCGAATTTCGGCCCTGACATAAACATTCTCATACATAGGCTATTATCCTCTAAGCCCCACCCTGTATATTTTTCATTCATTGCGCCTATTTTCTTAAACGCATATTTTCTACATATAAATGATAAAGCGCCATACATCGCGACATAATAAAGCGTGCCGGGTACTATATGTTGCCCCGTCTCATGTAACTTACTATAATTAAATTCTATATTAACTGGCTCATTATTTATAATTTTATCAGTATCTTCTTTCTCTATATATTTGGCGACATTGTATGGCTGTATAAAGTTATGTCTTAAATCAAGCTGCTCTATTACTTTTTTAAATTTTAAGTAGCAATCAGAATCATTTACCCACACAAATTCGGTTTTAATTTTTTCCGTACCAACATTTATAATTTTAGACTTATGAATATGTTTGTCATCTATCTTAACCGATAAGTATTCTACCCCGATAGATTTTGTAAACTCATATGCCTCAGAACACTCTTTTTTATTAATTACCTGCTCAACGACAAGTATATTATCTGTAACCTCTTTAATTTTAGAAAGAACAAATTTAAAATTTTCCAATCTTTCATCTTTAAGATTAAAAATAGGTATTAAAAAAGTAAATTTGTCAAGCTTGTCTTGATATGTCATGGGAAAGTCTCGATATGATCCATAATGAATGATGCGGGTATATATGCTGGAGAGTAAGGAACTCCTGGGCAGCCCGCACTAACAGACCAGGTGCTATTATATAGTGGCGCGAAGACGCGGATTTCCATTGTTGTTATACTAGCGTCAGGCTTAGGTATATTTACTGCGCTACTACCGCGATACAACGTATCTACTGTAGGTTCTCCAACTCTTAATAGGTAGGAGTTGAGCCAATTTATATTTTGCTGAGTGGATAAGCCTACCCACCCGGTATCAAGAACTGTTTGATTATTATATATAACTTGGAATCTCTCAGGCAAACTAAAGGCACTATAAAATACCGTTACAGTTCCAATGTTTGATCCTATATTTATAGTTAGAGGGGTATATGTATAATCACTTGAAAGCGGGGAAGTATAATTTCTTCCCGTAATAAGACTTCCGCAGCTATATATCACTGGAACGGGGGTAGGGCATAGCAACGCAAAGGTGTATCTCGCGCTATCAACCGGGCCATATACTCTAACCTCAGCAGACTGCGGGGTGCTTGCGGTTTTATTAAAATAAACTATATTACTTGATAGAGCGGTCACGCTTGATGTTGTAAGCCCTCTAAGAGCAAGTTCGCTTCTAAGATTATATGTCGCGCTACTATTAATATTAGTATATCCAGTATCAATAACCTGGCTTCCGTTGTATATTACTTCAAATCTTACAGATTGATCATACACTGCATAATCAAACCCGACTCTACCGGTATTTGCTCCTATAATAGTTGTATATGATACGGGAAAATCAATAATATCTCTCGTATTACCATCGAACGATATTATATCTGAAAAACTTGTAGAGCACGCTTCTATTATCGGCTTACTTTCAAATACCGGGGCGGGCGGCGGCGGAGATGATAGGGTGAAGGTATAGGATCCAGCGACAGACACTCCAGACACTGAAAAGCTATCACTCCCTGACAAAACAACAAAATCCGCTAAACAAATATTTTGAGCTGTCTCAGAATCGTCTATGATGGGGCAAGGAACGTCAGGTATTCGGGTAATAGTTCTAATGTTTGTAGGGGTATCCGGGGTCTCAATACCAGGTAAAGCGCAAACAGGATATACAGCGAAACTATTATCTATTGGCTGTATAATATCATATTCAGGGACTTCTGTTTTACCTTCAACGTGAAAATCCCTTATCGAGAATATTGCTTGAGTAGAAGACGCGCCACTTACCGGCGATGTATAGCCGATACCGACTTTATATGTAGTATTATCAGTTATATTGAGATTTACAGGTAAAGTTAATATCTCAGTATAACCATCCGATACTTTATAATCTATCTTAAGGGTTTGGCCTATATCGGTCAGTCTAAACCGTAATCTATTATATTCCTGCGCACTTAAAAGTAAATCAAAATCTGTATATAGCGATGTAAGCGAAACGCTTGTTAGATATTGAAAATCTGTTTGACCATACCTAATAGACAAACTTTTAGGTATAGGGGTTAATAGACCGTTCGCGGCAGAGCCGCTTATCGCAAATAGACCGGTGGTATCAAAGTTAATACCTAATATAGCCCCTGAAACAGACGGTATAATCAATGTATTACTGCCGGATAAATATTGACCAGCGCTATAATATGCCCCTCCTGCGCCCGGCGCGCCTCCTCCGAAAGAAGACAGTCCATCAAATAAGAATGTAGTAAAGGACCCCTGCGATGTGTTATTACCGCTTAATGAATAATCGAAAGACCATATTATATCATAGTTAGCATTATATGCTACATTATGAGCAATCGTATTACATATTGTATTTGTAGGCAGGGTAATAGCCATACATCTATTTAATCGTTATCAATAGATTCAGTATTTAATATACCGGTAATCTTATCATATAGTTTGCCTATTGAAGTTAATCCTTCTGGATGAAGAAGCCCGTTTTTAGCGGATATCTCAATAAGTTGTTTAATAATATCTAAATCGTCTACGGTTATTTCTAAAACTTCATCCATAAGATGATTTAATAAGGTATTACAGTTCTTCAACTATAACAATACCGTCCCCGGCCTGGGCTACTTCATCTCCAATAAAATCTTTTCTGGCATGGCCAGATCCCCCACCACCGGGTGCGGGTCCCGATCCCCACATGCTCGCGGCTCCAGGGCCATCCGCGCCATTTTCTAAATATTGCCCGCCATCACCACCCTTGATAGTATAATAACTTACTACTTTAGAATGAACCGGTATATATACCTTACCGCCTTTATAGCCCCCTCTAGCAGCTCCTCCTCCAGACCAGTCTGCGTTATAAGGCGTGGCAGCGTCTACATATACAGCATCATAGGCGCCTCCTGCCGAAAGAATATCAGTAATGACCACTCCAGCACTAAGACTAAACGATGTATCATCTCCCCACCCAGCAGTTAAACCATAGGCATCAGTAACGGGGTCAGGGGATCTTACAGCAGTCCCCTTACCTCCTACATATACTCTATACACTTCACCTGGTTCAACATTTATATAAGCAACAATAGAAGATCCAGCGCCACCTTGGGTGCCGTTTGATCTCCATCGGGTAGCATCGTATCTTGTATAGCCTACCCCGCCGGGGCCGGTAGCAGTAACCTTTATTCTATAAACATTTTCCGATACCGTGTAAGTACTTTCCCCAGACGCAGTATAGGTAAACATTTGCGGCGCTCTAGCCTTTCTATAAGCACTAACTACGGTAGGATTACCCGATCCAATATCCCCTGTCGGTATATTTAGATTATATGTACCGCTAAGGGTTATAGCAGTTGTAGATTGGGAAGTGGTTATATTATAAGCAGATAATCCGCCAGATGTTAAAACATTGATTTGGGTAGTTATTGGATTATCTATTTTGTATTTAATAAGCCATATACCCGCATAAGCGCTAAGGGCCGCATTAGTATAAAAATCTTGAGCCGCTGAAAGAGTAGCGGAGAGACCTGTGAGAGCGGTTCCGGTGAGATATACACTTGAAGTAGCTCCGGTAAGAACGGGGTAGTTAGAGCCAATGCTTTCAACATACCGCCTTACACCATAGAGCATCCCCCCATCCATATAGTTGGGTAAGTTAAACTCATTACCAGTTCCATCCCCATCCCCATATACAGTTCCAATAGCAGCAGACAGGTCTGGATAATCCACCCCTGAAACCGCTCGGCCATCACATATAAGCCAGCCTACTGGCTCTGTAAAGGAACTCGCCGCATAAAATATAACCGATCCAACCGGAGCAGCAGCATCAGCCATAAAGACTGTACCGACCTCTACTTGAGCGGCTGCTTCCCATGATAGATTACCACTACCATCAGTCACGAGATGGTATTTGTTGTTGCCAGAGTTTACCGGAAAGTTGTAAAGCTGAGTTGTAACGTTATTAGCAAAAGTAATAGAGTTTGGCAACGTAAGAGTATTAGCGCTCTTTAGTTTAACGCTATCTATCGCTATCGAGCCAGATAGAGAAACTTTATTAGATACCTTTTCAATGCCTTCACCGAGAGCATTATTCGAAATGTGCTGACCGCTTATTTCTCTTACGAACAATACTCCCGCAGGAGTAGCGGATAGGGTATCGTTATCAGTGTTTACATATTTAGGGCTTGATATAAGTTCCCAATCACTCAAGGATGACCCAGTACCAGATACAAGTTTATATATTTCGTTAGTATCGGATTTATAAACGAGGTCGTTTATTTGAACGGTTTCCACAATACCAGTAATATTAGTAGTCGTATTATGAAATCTTACACTAGTAGGTATGCCCCCGGGGGTAAAGCCGTCTCCTATATATAATCTCTTTGTATCGACTACATATCCAAACTCGCCCTCGGACATTATAATGCTTTTTCTTTCGAGGTCACTTCCGCGACGAGCGAGTAGTTTAATAATCGTATTACTATCTATTTCTATAGAGGCCATAATCAGCAAGTTCCAGTTATTGTAATCGTATTTGTGCTATTTACAAAATATAGCGTATTGTTAATCGCCCACCAGCCCGATAGTGTTGGTATCTCATCAGTAGAGAGTGAGTTAACGGTTGCGGCTATTATCGATCCTACCGAGAGGGATACATTATTAGTATAAATGTCATATTGTTCAGAATATCCTGTAAAATCGTCATATCCTGAGCACACTGCCCCGGTTAAGATGTTTGTTGCGAGCTCTCCAGTATAAGCGCCAGTTGCGTCATACGCTCTAAATCCGAAGAACGTATACGGATAAACCAATGTTTCAACCTCCTGAGCGAGATTTATAATGGATTGAGGTATAGTAAATATAGGTATCGCTACATACTGAGAATTCAGAAAATCTCTAGTGTCTCCCGTAGTTATATTAGGAGTTCCTATTCTAACTACCATAAACCCGGCCGATGAAAGACTTACTGTGGCGGCTCCGACGCCCGTAGAGGCTGTAACAATCGTTCTAGCTTCACTTCCTGATAGTTGAGAAGCAAACCCGCCGTAAGAAGCATTGTTAGATGAGAGAGGTAAGCAAATATTGTTGGAAATGCTTCTTATAAGACCGGCTTTATCTACAACTATATTAGGGGAATTATACTGTCTATTGTTATAAGTTAACTTCTCGGTTAAGTCTAACCGATAGTCTACTACATTTAAATTTTCATCGTTAACCCTCTGTATAAAGTGGGTAAGAGCATTTCCCGGACCCGCCTCCATACCTGTTCCGAGATTTATATTGGTAGCATTTATTGTCCCTACCGATATCTCGCTGTTACTGTTAAAGTCTATAGTAGTTCCATCTACGAGTGCTGATAGAGCCGCCCCACTACCCCCGGTAAGCCCTCTACTGAGAGCGGTGCTGCTTATTTCACTCTCCGTAACAGCGCTCGACGCTATAGCAGAACTTGTAATACCACCATCTTTTATAGTTATAACATTAGAGTTCGTAACTCTAAAAATATTATTATCAATATTCGCACTAATACCCTGGGTTCTATTGAAGCCGAGACCTCCTGAACTATAAAGTATAGCGGTATCGAGTTTATCTAAAGTAACAGCGGAATTTTGTATCATCGCGGTCGATATACCGCTATCCTTGACACTTATCTGCCTACTAACATCATATTCTATAGAACTATCATCAACTCTCGAGCCTACAAATCCCCAAGACGTTAATTCGGAATAATCGGTTCCCGTGAGTTGGTAAAGGAAGTTATTCTCGTAAACCAAGTCTCCTTGGTACGCGTCACTAACGAGATTCCTTGTATCTAAAGTATCTAAGACACTATGAACTTTACTACCAACTACTTCACCTCCCGATAGAGAGCCGTTTCCAATAAAGAGACGTCTCGTATCGGTAGTATAGCCGAGTTCTGCCTGCTCTAAAACAATCTGTCGCCGCTCGGCTTCAGAGCCGCGTCTTATTTTGAGTTTTACTATTCGAATATTTGGCATTTGTTGTATTTATTTTAAAATTCTGCGTCAGCAACGTAGTGGGTATAATATATTCTTGAAACGTCGCCTGGTAGGTAATTTTTTGATGTAATCCTTACAGTAGCAATACCGCTATCTGCCCATCGCTCTATTACCGCGGACCGACTATCCTGATTTCTGCCTGTAGAAAAATTAAAACTATTTACAGTACCGCTGGTGTTAAACACCCACGCGTTCTGCTTAGCTCTAAGATTTACCGGGAATCTCCATCCGTTACTATGAAGGGTGGCATTAACTGGTTCGGTCGAATGAGACTGTATAGCGCCTTCCGATGTGTTTTTCCCAGGCATATCTTCATATCCGTAAGTTTTGCAAAAATACCTCTGACATAATATCAATTCACTACCAATATCTCTATAATCAAATTCAGTTCGAGTACTTCCTCTCTCAAATTTGGGAAGAGAGAAGGTACCGTTTGTAAATCTAATCTCTACATTGCCGTCGCCGGCGATATTAGCAGTGATAGTTTTTACATCCCCGGTTCCCCCATTGCCAGAAGCCTTACTTACACCGTTTTCTAATATAGCAGCTGCCGCAGTCCCGCGCCAGGATAATATATAGCTGCCCGGTATAATATTTACTCTCTCTATTGTCTGAGACACCCCGTTCGCTGGAGCGGTTATAGTTGCTATATTCCCGCTATTATTATATGACCAGGTTATAGAGTTATTTGCAATAGATTTCCATCTATCAAGAAAATAATTGCGCGGATTCCAACCATAATTAAAACTAACCCCTGATCGAGCCTGCCGCTGATTTACTATGCCTTGAGCGTTAATTAGTAGATTGGGCTGAGATGGTAGCTCTATAGGCGTTAAGGCGAGATTCTTTATAATGCCTCCTAAAATATTGGCATTGCTTATTATAAAATTGCCTGTTTGATTGTTAGTAATACCTCCCGCTGCCGTTGTAATATCCGTAACTTCAACATCATCTACCCCTTGTACAATACCGCATTCAATGCTTACTATTGGTACAACAGATTCTATCGCTCTCGAATAAGATGCTAAGCCTGTATCGGATTCGCAGAAGACATCCTTTATATTTTTTAATTCGAGTATGTTTATTTCACCATCAGCACTATCCGATGTTTGGCATAAAACGCTAAACTTATTACCAGGCACATCCGGGTACTTAAAGTCATTTGCGGTTAACCCATATGCGGAGAGCGATAGGCAATCAACACTATTAATTCCGAGTTTTAAAGCAGTCTCATTTCCCGCTCCATCGTAAACTTGAACCTTATCATCTGCGGGGAGTTCTTCTCCATTTACGTGAAGAACCCCCTTATATGTATTAGCAACATAATTATCGGTAAGATTAGCCGGCATATAACTATTTATTCTATTCGTAAAATATTCGAGCCGGTTAAAGCAAGGGTTGGGGTAATATTTTTAATCTTTGCTTTAACAAGCTGTAGCATTGTCTCTTGTATGCTGTATAGTTTTCTCAAGCATCTATTTAAAACCTCGCTGGAGACATGTTCATTTTCATGAACATATAAATTCTCTACACTCTCAATAGCAATACTCTCGAGTTCTTTATCGGCTATATAATCATACTGCTCATATACTAGATTACCCGCTATATTATAAGATCCAGTAAATCTGCCCTTCATTAGATTGCGTAGAGCGAGCACATTAAAAGACTGTTTGTATATTTCTTTATTAATCGTAAATGCGTTTACATATTCATCCTCGAGCGTTCCAAATCGGGTAGTATTATATACATTTACATCAGATGTTAATAACGCGGTATCATATAAGGTATACTCATTACAATAAAGTATCTTAAATGCTTCTGGGGTACCGGCTTTAGTTGAAACAAAAATATCATCGAAATTGTCATCACGAGGTATTATGCTCATGTCGGTAATATCTATATTCTCTCTGCCTGACCCGCTTATGGTATTCCATGTAACAAACAGAGTATTCCAATCAACATCTATATTATTCCAAATATACCCCCAACTTATACCTGCGCGAGATATAGACCATTTACCAATAGTCGCTTGAGGCTTTGTTAAAAACTTCTTGTAAATATTATAGTTTGAAAAAATATAAAAAATATTCGAATCTTGGGAAGAGAATCTTATACCTCTTATTTGCTCTCTCGGGTCTAGTACGTATTTTATACGGCCCTCCCTACTGGCGGATATTTTATTTTCTACCCCATCAATAATCTCTTCATATTTTTCATCAAGGTCATATTCTGCTAATAAATTCTTAACATCATAATCAAATACCAGCAAGGTATAATCAAAATTCTCTTTTTCCGCTATAGCAAATACAGCGTTATGAAATTTATTATATTGTATATCTCTTATTGTTATATTTGTGTTTAAAATAAAAGTATTAACCCAAGCAAAGTCGGTTGTATATATTTTTATACATTTATTTTTACTATCAAAAATATATATTCTATTAGAGTTAGCTTCTATTACAGTGGGTTCATCAAACCCTGTTCTATTTTTTATATCTCCTTTTTGACCGAAAACATCTATAAGAAATTTCTTATCAGCGATAGTAATATCATCGCTAGTATATCCTGATATATCGTACTTGTATATAGCGTTATTGCCGCTATCAGCAATATAAATATATTTGCTATCTGATATTGCTATATCTTCAATTTTTGAGTATATCATATCAGAATTCAAATCAATAGCGCTCGTCGAAAAAACCGCCATCGTCGCGCTCTTATCTGCTTTGCTCGATATTACAGCAAATGTAGTATCAGAAACAGTAAAAGAAATATAATCTTCATTATTGTTCTTTTTAACTGTTATACATTTATGGCTATCATCTATTTCTGGATATCCAAAGTCTCTGTATGGATAATTAGTAGTAATTAAGCTACCTGGGTTCCATTTCTGCTCATTTGCCGATAAAGATTCTGCGGCAGAAACCCCAATCCAATACAAATAACCGTTGGGTATATCGTTAGATGCTATGTTTAATTGAGAGTAGAGATACAACGTATTCTCGTATAGTCTTTTTAGATGCGCTGTAAATATTCTATTAGTTACAGACTCGTTTGGAGGTAATATTATCTCATCTAAATTATTAGGCAGACTGACCGTATCTACAATTAGTCTATCCGGGAATACAAGATTATTACCTATCTCATATTGATATAAATCAACAGCAATATTCGAGGTAGGTAGCAAATTTTGCGAATTAGAAGTTCGCGTTCTGCCGGTAGTAGGTGTTTTGTTTTCAACATTAAAATACCCCACATACGGTTCCCCTGAGAGGGTATAGACGCCGCCCGTAGTGTAGTTATATCTTTTTGTTTTTGGATTAAATGCCATTAGTGTATTTCAAATATTATATCGTTTATATTTACAGATGCTGGGAGACTATTCGATATATCTCTTCGGATTATTTCTTTTAATACCTGATTAATTTTATCGTTTGTAAGTATATTACTTTTAACACGTATATTAATATTATTAGATTTATTACCAGGTATCTGCCACTTGAAGAACCTTTGTATTTGCTCGACCTGATTACGTTGACCGCACGGTAGAGACGCAATTAATTCACCGACCTTTAAGTTTAAGAGGTTTAAAAATTTAATATCTACATCATCTACCCCTATATTAAAAAGTCTCGGCTGCTCTATGATTATATTGCGACAGAAGTAGTAGCCGTTCTGCTTAGTATAGTTATTAAGAATAGTTCCGTTAAAATAAGTAGCAGCCCCGACGTTGAACACATTGTATAGAGTATTTTCAAGCGCATATTCTGCGGGATCAAAAGTAATATTTGTAATTTTCTTACCATCGATGAACAGGGTAATATTGCCTGATATAGTATCAAGTCTATACACGAAATGGTGATTGCCGATTGATAATTTAGATATATCGACGTTAATTATTTTATTTAGATTATCGCGATTGTTGTATTTATTTGGAATTTCTAATCTAAATTTTAAATTATTATTGTCTGGTTGGTTGTTTTTAAGGAAAAAGGAATAATTTGTTAAATTATAATAATTAAATATAGTATCAGGATCGCAAACATTATAAAACTTACCCTTTATATCATCTATTAAGGTAGTATTTGACGTGCCAGTTTGCTCACTTATTTTAGATAGATATACACTTTCATCTATACCCACCGACATTACAATAGGATATTGCGAAAGACCACTATCAGTATATTCTCTGACTATATCGATCGACACATTTGTTAAATTAGAGTTTATTGCTGTTTTGTATATTATATCTCTTTGAGCGTTATATTTCGATAAAAACTTGTTATGAAGAACGTATAGATTTTCATCCGAGTCTATAGCAAAATCATATATTATTGAAGAACTAGACATTAGTATTGTTCTTGTAGAATGGTCATCTGCCTCCTGAACAACTACCCCGTTTCTTATTAAAAATACATGACTATCTTCGTTAAACTTTAAGCATTTTTCCCCTCTAAATCCAATAAGGTTTCCAAATTTATCAAATCCGAGAGATTTAATATCAAAATCTACACCATACTCCCGCGGTATTGTTATTTTGGTAAATGTAATTGATTCGTTGAGTATATTATACACGGCAACATTGCCGTTACCGTCTATAAGAAAATAAATTTCATTTTCAGTGTTTATATAATTTATAAAGGACGGTACTTCCGATATTACATCCGCATCGAAAACAGTTCCGTTTGATTTTATTTTATAAATAATATTGCTTGGGTTAGATTCTGTATCTGTAGATATAGTATTAGGAAATTTATTTACTACTACATATATATCGTCAAGCACCCCGATTCTAATTATGTTTTCAACTTTGCCTTCAAAATTAATAGTGTTTATAATATTAAAATCCGTATTATAAACATAAATGGAATTCAAATAAGGTATAAAAATGAAAGGGGTTATTGCCTCGTCATTAAATATTCCGAATCCTTTATTATTAAAATTGCCTGCTAATTGATACCCAAATGGCTTATTCCAATCAGTATTCAACCAGAATGAAAAAGTAAAACTGCTTACATCCTTATCGATAAAGTTATAGTGGTACTTATTGTTGAAGTTATAGACCTCTGTTTTAGATGTTGGCACGTCTACACTACCTCTAGAGGTTCTCGCCGTGAGACTATCAAAGACGATATTATCGTCGAGATGTTTTATAAAAGTATTAATATATTTGTTGCCTAATCTTTGATATATGTACTCTCTACTCGGCTCGATAGTTAAATCACTCTTGACATCAAAATAAGCATCATTCGCTATAACGCCCTCCTCTATATTTTCTTCTATAGTTGAGGTAAAATCGTAAAGCTTGAAAGAGGTAGCAGTAAGAGCCCCGACTGGGGTTATTTTAGATGTATTAAAATATCTATCTACCCAAATACCTGGGGTTGTTTCATTTCCCCCCGAGAGCCAGGTACACAAATAATTACCAATATTTGGATAACTGCCTTGTATATTCTTTGTATAAATTTTATCAGCGCTATGAGGCGAATCACCCCCGAGTGCTCCGTTAATAGCGAACAGGGTATCGTTTATATTAAGTTGAACGTAGGGATAAAGAGAATCCGGCGTTGTAAATACCGTATATTCATCAGGCTTAAAGATAAATTCAGTATTATAAAAATTATATGTTAAGGAAATATCATCTACCCCTTTTTCACTATTACCACCAATTTGTATTCTATTATAGTCTCTTAGAGAGGTCTGAGGATAAAGTTTATTAGGTATATCTAAAAGATAATCCCCTCTTTGCGAAACTCCCTCTTTTGTTAATTGGTTTTTAAGGGGTAGAAAATTAACCAATATATCCTTTCCTGTAGTATTACTATATTGGGTAGAAAATAAATAGTTATTTTTATTTTTAAAGGAACTCTTATTAGTATTTATTTTGAGACTATTTACATCACTATAACTTACCCAGGAGGTATTTAATTTTGGAGATAAGTCCGATATTCGACTATTATATTTAATTTTGAATGTATTAGTAGAATTAAATGGAGCAAAAGAAGCAGACGTATTTTTAACTAAAGTTAATCGATTATTTGAAGCAATAGAAACACTATAATTGAACTCATCTATTGGTTTATAAAAAGATATTTTATCTTGTTCTTTATCTAAAATATATGTAAAGACATATTCATCTACAGCACTAATACTTCCAGTATTCGCTATAGCAAAAAATACATCTAAACCACTATTTGCTGTCATATATAGAGTATCATTATTTACTCTATGAAGAACTCTACAATATCTTGTATCGAGTAGTTGGATTTCAAAATAGGTATTATTAGTGACGTTAACCAAATCCTCAGGAACTAGTTCGCAAGTTGTTTTAGTTTCACTATCGATAACTTTGGGGGTATTTATGTATAAAAAATATGAATCGGTAGGTGTTTCTATTACGAGATCAGTAACAACGGTTCCATTATTTTTGATTTCTATATCTTTATACTTAAAGATATCTTCTCCATATTTTTGACCTGTTAAATAGAGAGCGCTATACCCGCCTATTTTAACATCATTAGCGGTATTAAGGGCCTCTGTATTGAATACAGTAAAATCTTGCTCTAGTTTTGCGCTAAAATTTTTGATATCGATATTTTTACTATCGATATATTTAGCGCTCAAGCATTTTGAGTTATTAGAGAAACTTACTACCTCCATTATATATATTTATCCTAACTCTGTAGTTACGATAAAACAATATTGAATACATCCCCAGTTTTATCGTATATAGAGCAGAATACATCATTACTGGATACATTTATAAGTTGGGTTGCTCCAATATTAATATCTCCTATTTCTTCATAATAAGAGGGTTGAGATATTTTAATAGGAAAATACAAATTCAGTAATCTTGTGTCCGCTAGTTCTATATAGCAACTAGCGGTTAAGGATTTAAAATAAGAATCTCCAACTGGGGGATCATATATATGTGTTTTTATTAACAGCGGACTATACGCTCCATATAGAGCAAAATAATAAGTTATTGGTTGATTAATATGGTCTAAACTTATACCATAGTTTATATTTTCAACCTCGCCCCCATCCCCATAATCAAACCTCGCGCGCAATATAGTATTATTCACGGTATTTAGTTGGGTAAAATCATAGCTAATATCGCTACGCCCCTTAACAGTAACCTCGTCGTAATAGATATTACCGGATAGCGTTTGAGTATTTCCTGTTATAGTAAAGGTTGTAGTATTCATTAGTTGAAAAATAAAGTCCCTGTTGTAGTATCTTTTCTAATGCTACCGCTAAGTGATGTCGCTGATGTAAATTCCGATAAAGTAGTATTATAAAAGTTATGGGTAGTGCCGCTTGTATTGAGGCGGTATATTTTACATTCGATATTTGTAAGCGCACTATCTATATCTCTATATTTATACGATATAATATATCCTAGATTATTGCCATCAACCCCAGTAGTAGTAATAGAGTATATATTATTTCGCGAATTGAATACAATATCTGGATGTTTTATGTCAATAATGCCAATATTACCGAGGCCAGAAAGCGAGTATAGACTATTCAACTGGCTTTGGGTTTCATTTGTTGGGTATATTTTTTTTGCTGTATGATTATATAAATCATATTCGTATATTTCAGGATATATAGCCTTCTCGTTTAGAGCGGACGTAGAAGAAACAACAGTCATTTTACAGAAATAAGACTTATTGGTTTCCTCTATATGAAAGGGCTTACTAAACTTTTCAAAAGTATTGTTAGAAGCAAAGTATAGATTTGGCTTGGAGTTTACTTTAAATAGAGTATTCTCAAACACAATCCTTTCTATAACATAGTAGTTGGTGGTTTGAATAAAAATACTATCATAGTGAACATCAAGCCATTTATTCGAACTATAGACCTCTTCTCGTATACTCGATGGAAGACTCGAAAAAGTGCTGCTCATCGCTGCGCTGAGTGGGAAAACTGTATTTAGTTCCGGTATGTATACAAACGAAATGCCCTCAAGTGCTTCTATATCGTTTAGAGTCGGCTCTATACCAGTTCCAGATGAAGTATCTATTATTGTTGACGAGAATGTATTATCAATATTATAATATTTTAACTTGTTGTTAACGAACGGATAATCATTTTCTATAGAGATTTCGGTTAAGAAACTTCCTCCATCATTTATTTCTGCTATCACTGCCGATAGAGGAAAATCTATTAAAAACGAAGCATCGCCACTAACAACTGGGCCTAAAACCCCTTCACTATTAAAGCCACATTCGAGTAAGGTATTATAGTAATATACGCCAGACTCGTTATACGCCTCGTCATCTGCTAATATAGGGTCTTCGAGTAAAGTATTATCCCCATACATAAATCCAACACCGTCTAATAGTTCCCCATCAACTACAGATTTACTATAAGAGCCGGGATAAAGCGCGTCTACGTATGGAAAAAATTCCCTAAAATATAATGACCTGACAGGAGACCCTGTAAGAGCGAACATGTCTCCGCTCGCAAATGTATATCCTGTATTAAAAGTACCTGAGCCTACTTCATCTATTGTTCTTGCTGTAACACCAGTTCGCAAACTACCATTATAGGTTTCGCCAGAACTTACAGAGTAGTTAAAGTTGAACCCCTCTATACCATCCTTGAAAAGATAGCCATCTAAAACGATACAGTTAGGGTCATTTGATTTTGCTGCCGGCTCAGGGTCTGTATAAGATATATTCTTTTTAGTTACTCCCTTAACAAGACCATACTGGTTACCGTATATATCTTGACGCCAGTCCGTTATTATGCCTTTATTGACGATAAAGTTAAATGAATCTAAACTTGATATACTTTTAGTAGCAGCATTATATCTTTCTTGAGAACTAGAATACGCATATAAAAGTTGGTCATAAGATGTATTAAATACGTCATTGACAGCGAAACCAAAACTGCTCGGCTTTACTAAATCCGAGTTATCGATAACGTAATAAAGAGGATAATCATAAACAGTATCAGTTATATTGCTTATATTACCGTAAATATCAGGATTCGGAAAGACATATATCTTATCGGGAAGAAGCCCTTCTGTTTTTACTCTATATTCGCTCTTTCTTGTTTTAAAATGTAGTAAACCGAGTTTATCGGGAATAAAGAATAATCCTATATCTCTAATGGATTTATTTATATTGCTGGGGGTCGCTGCTATTGTGGCGAAGCGACTGTTAATAAGGTTCTTAGATGGTTCTTGAGATTTAAACAATATACCCGAAACATATTCAGTTGATGTGCTGTTAGTAGATAGATAGTAAATATCTGTTCCTATATATTTCTCTAATAATTTTTTCTTTAAGTTAAGTTTAAGGTCAGCATCAGGTAAATCCTCTTCTATAATATTTCTAACATTTTCGTTAGAAATAAGATCAGTGAATGAGGGATCAATATTGAGAGAGAATAGATTCCCGAAGCCACTCAATACAAGCGGCTTGCTAAAAATATCTCTCTTTAATGATAAATCAAAGTTAACAAACAAATCTCCAACCTTTTCAGTAGATTCTATATTATTCGCAGTAAAAAATGTATTTCTTAACGCGCCTCCATCGTCATAATTTTCAGGAGATAAATCACTATCTATATTGAAATAATCTGAATACGTATCGAAGAGTTCCTCAACCTCAATGTTAAGACTCCTTATAATTGCGGATAGAGCGGTATTAGCGGTATTATAGGTATCGTCGCTACTATCTATAAAAATATAATCTATTATAGTATTGAAGATACTTCTTTCAATACCTTTAATAGTACCCTTCGCTTTATTTTCATCGATTTTATATTTTACCTGATCGCGCTTCCTGGTAAAGAACTGGCATATCTCAGCCAGTTTTGCGCTATAAAAGGGAATAGCAATAGTAAGGTCTTGCGGGTCGTTAAAGTCAATATTAGATAAAAATCTCTTCTCTTCCGCGGTAGTAAAATTTAAGGAAATATCGCGAAGCAACTCGACATACCTATCTCTCACTCTAATGGATATATTCTGCGACGTCTCGCCTTTTTGCTCATACCAGGCATGTACGTACTGGTTATAAGCGTCATTAAACTCTACAGGAGATGCTACTTGCTTTGTATGTTTTAGGTAGTCGAAAAACGATAAAGGCGCGGAGTTATCTATCCAAAATTTTGGATTAGAGTTAGGATTAGTTATAGAGTTTTCTATAATAATAGACCCTTGATTGATACCAGCCATACATGTATTTAATCGCTAAATAGTTATAGAACTATTGAAAACGCTTAAACCATCCATCAATGCAAACCTAATAATCTCCTCCATTATTTGGTCTTTACCTACCCATGTATTTCTACCACTGGTAGATTCATTTAGATTAGTAATAATATCGCCCCAGTTTATTATTCCTTCGTACTGGGTGTTTTCAAATATTGGAACATATGAGAAAAATCTATAACTCTGCTTTAAGTCTTCCCAGGTTGCATTCGCTGGCAATACCAGCGGCCATCCCCAGTCATTATTGAACGCAGACATATTATATGTCTCAGTACCGGCTATATATTGTATATATTGAGAACTTAAAATATCTGTATTAATATAAAAGTAGTCGTTGCTAAATTTGCTCTGAGCAACAATCGGCGTCGAAGCGCTGCCAGCGGTAAGAATAGTATATTGAACATTTAACTCTGGCCCTAAGTTTTTACCGAAATAATCGTTATAACCTGGATTATAGCCATTTATATCAAAATCTTTAGCGTATTTATTTCTCGCGCCCCATAGTTTAGACTGCTTAATAGATAAGAGGTCGACAACTCTTCTGATATTAGCAGGCGTAGCAAACTTGAAACTATCAAATTGTTGTACATTTATACCATATTGTTTACATAAAGAGTATAAAGCATCAATCCCGCAAGTATCTGGGTCTACATTATTACCTACAAAGTTTTGTGCCTTTTCATATACTCTCTTACCGAGTGTATTTGGGGAAGAACTAATATTGCCAACAATGGTTCCGATGAATCCATCGAACATATTTTCGTAGTAAATAAGGGATTCTTGATATCTTAAATCTTTGTATAGCTGAGTAGCGTCAAAATCTTCTCCGATTTTACCTATTTGATATCGGTCCGCTGATTCATATACACTAAATGTATCACTTCTACCAGTTAGAGTAGTGTTTATTGTAAATTGTCTTGGAGAGTATTTAGCAATCCACTTGAATCCAGTCCAATCCCCAGCAGCGATTGTATATGCGTCTGGAATATCATAGTTATTTACGTTCGTATTATTAACTGTATCAATAACATTCAGTTTACTTGAGGAACTATTAACAACTATGATTTCCTTACTTGC